CCAACCACATCAGCAAGTGCCACAAGGGTGGCGGATGCTTGTTTTAAGACGGGCATAAGTAGTTTGATTGGTGCAAGTACGGGGACATTGTTTTTATACGCAGATATTCAAAAACACAATGACGCAGATTTTTATATTGCAATTTCCAATGGTGCAAGTTTAGGTGAAGCGATTTATTTATACCAACCATCAAGCGGTAATATCCAAATTCTTACAAGAAAAACGGGTAACGCTGACGGGGTAATAACAATTGCAGATGCCAATTGGATTGCGGGATTAAACAAAGTTGCAATAGCATACACGGCAACAACGATTGAAGTATTTATAAATGGCGTATCAAAAGGAAGTACAACCTTTACGGCATTGCCAACATTGTCACAATTAACCATTGGTTCACGCCCCGATTCAGTTGGAAACCTTGTGGGGACTGGCATTTATTCAGAAGTCGTTGTATTCCCTACTCGTTTAACAAATTCAGAATGTATCGCCTTAACAACTATCTAAAATGATATTTAATAAATTCGAGTTCACCCCTACACAATGGGCAACCCTTCGCAAGTTAATAGAAACAACTACAACCACTCCCGACGGGACAAAAGTGCAAAGTTGGGTTGATTGTGCAGTTGTTGAGTTGGGATTTATTGTAATTACCCCCGCCGTAATGGATGGAATGGAGGTAGTAACACCAGCAGTCCTATCAAAGAAATGGGCAGTTGATATTCTATTTTACACCGAAGTGCCAACCGAGTTTGCCAAGCATACTGTATGGCCCGAATTGGTTGTGCATACATTCCAAGGTTGCGAGTCCATGTACATGGAAAATTTCTATACTAAGTTCCCAGATAAAAGACCTACAATAAATGAAACACTTAAATGATACAACGGCGTCAATCGCCACGGCCATTAGCGGATCCAGTGCAGTCGTTACTTTTGCTCAAATCTATACACCTTTGGTTACCTTTGGTGTGGGGATTCTTGGTATTGTATCGGGCATCTTGGCAATTGTTTATTGGGTTAAGAAAATCAACAAGTTAGATGGCAAAGGCAAGTAATGTAACCACCTTTCGTAAAAAGCCCAAGAACAAGTTAGGCAGACATACGAAGCACATTAACAAACACAAGTCAAGCAAACCAAACCGAGGTCAAGGATGATATTCAAAGAAGCAAACGGCAAATGGAGTTCAAAACGATTCGTTGGTATCACGGGTGCGTGTGTGCTATTTGCAACGCTCGTGTTGAACGCAATCCACCCAGTTGATATGTCGGGGTCAAAAGAGATTATAAGTGCCGTAGAATGGATTGTTATCCTTTCTTTGGGTTTTACATCAATTGATAAATTTAGCAAATGAAAACTAAACAAGTACATTTTAGGTCTTACAATTACGAAAAGATTGAAAAGAAGCAAATCTATTTACACCACACGGCGGGTGGACCAAGTGGCGAACAAGTGTTTCAGTTTTGGGAATCACAAGCCAACAAGGTTGCAACTTGCGTAGCCATTAGCAATGACGGAACCATCGTGCAAGGGTTTGGAAGCGAGTGTTGGGCGTATCACCTTGGATTAGGTACAAAGCACTTCATGAGCCAGGGGTTGCCATTCCTTCCGTTGGATCGTTCATCAATTGGTATTGAGATTTGTAATTATGGACCATTGACACAAAAAGGTGGTAAGTATTATAATTATGTAGGCGGTGAAATCAAGAAGGACGATGTCATTGAGTTGGATAAGCCATACAAGGGTTACAAGTATTGGCAGAACTACACAGATGCACAAATAGAATCCGTAAAGGAGTTGTTATTGCATTGGTCAACCAAGTATGGCATTGATTTGACTTACAACGAGGATATTTGGGAAGTAAGCAAACGGGCATTGAAGGGCCAACAAGGTGTATTTACGCACAATTCGGTTAGACCAGACAAGGCGGATGTGTACCCACACCCCAAGTTGATTGAGATGTTGAAGTCACTCACAAAAAAATAAGGCCGTTTACAAAGAAAGGGATTAAAATGCCCTTTTTTTATTGCCAATTATATTTGGTATTTCAAATTAACAATGTATATTCGTGTTATCAAAAACAACGGATATGAAAAACTTAACATCAAAACAACTACTTAAATTAGAAAACCAAATTGGTTTATTGGCTCACAAATTGGCAATGGTATGTCAGCAACACAAGATTTCAGACCGCAACATGGATTTGGTTGACGCGGGATTTGATGATTGGGATGCAGAAACACAAGAAGGTATGGTTAACGAACTTCACAATTTGGATCGTATGCTTGACACCCTTCATTGCAGAATCATTGATTTAAGAGAAAACGAGGGGGCCTAATCTTTCAAATAAAAAAATATGGATATGACAAATACATTCAAAGGTTTCCGCAACTATGACACATGGATGGTTGCGAAGTGGTGTGAAAATGACGCCAAGTTCAAGCAATGTTTCTTTAATGGCTACGATGAGATTAATGACGAACGATCAATGTGGCTTACCATGAACGATGCCTTCCGAGGATATTTCAATGGTTGCAATCAGATAGCGATGGACTTAATTTATTCCTCTTTGAACAATGTTGATTGGGAACAAATTATGGTTAAATTTGGAATTGAGGTAAAATAATTGTAAATTTGTAATGACAAATAACATGGATATCGTTTATATACTTTTGATTACACCCGTTGCGGTGGTTGTTTCTTTCCTTGCATGGAAATTGAAGCAATACAAAAAAGACATCAACAACTTACCAGAGGCCAAGCCATTTGAGTACGAACGGGATGCTTACATTCCACACTTTGATGAGTACACGCAAACATTGTATCAGTTTAAGCAAGGCAAAAGATGAACAACCAATTATTAATTTGGACACCCGAACTAAACAAGTTGCGGGAGGTATTGGAAACCAACAAGCATTTCAAACACATCAAGATTATTGAGATGCACTATGAATCGGAAGTAATGGATTTATGGCGTATCACATTTAACGATGGTTTGACATTGTGGGATGGTTATGAGTTAGGAAAAGAATGTAAAATTATATGACAACACACGAAGCGTTAAACGAAGTATTCAGCAAATCAAACAAGGAATTAGCCGAGGTATTAAACACCAATTACAACACCGTTACGACATGGAAATTCCAATTCAGACGGAACGGGTTATCAATGGAAAAGCAATTTGCCATTTTAGAGCAATTAAATTACACATTAACAAACAAAATAATATGGAACAAACAAAAAGAAGTGCGGTAACCAATGTAACCGCCAATGGATCATTCGATGGCCAGTATGGCACATTGTACAAATTTGAAATCACCTTCGCCAATGGCGATTCGGGTGAGTATGCGAGTAAGTCAAAAGACCAAATCAAATTTAGTGTTGGGATTGAAACGGATTACACCATTACAGACCGAGTATTCAAGGACCGCATCTACTACAAGATTGCACCCGTAATGGCACAACCAGGGGCAACGCAACAAGGCGGATTCACGCCAAAGGCCAAAGACCCCGAGACGGGCAAACACATCATGCGTATGAGCGTGTTAAAAGTTGCGGGTGACCTTGTCATCAACGGGGATATTAAATTGCATGAGATACTCTCTTATGCCCAAATTTTTGAGAATTTCGTGAACAATGGTGTTGATACTTTGCAGAACTCAAAGTCAACCAATTACGATTCAAACGATTTACCTTTCTAACAAACAAGATATGACAACAATTAACAAATTAGCAGACACAATGATAAGCGTTGAGGGGGGTAATTATTGCCCCCTCCAATTTCACATAGAACTAAAGGAACTTGCGGACACAATTAAGGAGTTCCAAGATCAAGTCAAACCATTGGCCTTGACCGAAGCATCAAAGTGGCACGGACAAGTTTACTGCGGTTATGAGATAACTAAGAAAGCGGGGGGTGGTCGTTACAATTATGACCACATCGAACGCGTTGTGCAATTAAAGAATCAATTGAAGGAATGGGAAAGAATACACCAAGTTGCATACAAGACCATGAATCAGGGTGTTTATTTGAACCAAGACACGGGAGAAGTTTACGAACCCGCTCAATATATTCAAAACGATGATACGATACAAATCAAATTGGCAAAATAAAAAGGGGGTTTTTACACCCCCTCTTCCCATAGATATGACAAATAACTAACGGATTTTGCAAATATAACATTTTTTTGTATATTCGTTGTGTCAATAATCAGTTATGTCGCAGATAACTTTGAAAAACTTTACAACCCCATTCCGTGTTTGGCACTGCGACCGCCTCACATGGTTTGGGGTTTTATTTTATGTCAAAAGACCCAGCATTCCTATTTTACTCAAGTGACTTTTTAACGGGAACGATGTTCATGGATAATGAGCAAGTCGGTAAGTTCATACGCTTAATGTGTGCACAACATCAAAAAGGGCGGTTATCTGAAAAAGATATGTTAAAGATATGTGTTACACATGATGAAGATATATTCTCAAAATTTGAACGCGATGAGGCGGGATTATATTTCAATACACGATTAGAAGAAGAAGTTGATAAGCGTAAAGCATATTCTGAATCAAGACGAAATAATCGTAAAAAGAAAGAAGATATGTTAAACACATCTTTATCATATGATAAACATATGGAAAATGAAAATGAAAATGAAGTTAAAGATGAAGTATTAGATCAACCAATAGAGGAAAAAACAAAACGATTTGTTAAGCCAACTATTGAGGAGATTGCCGTTTATATGGAAGAAAAAGGAATGAACAACATCGCCGAGCGTTTCTACAATTTTTACGAAGCGAAAGGTTGGATGATAGGCAAAAATTCAATCAAGAATTGGAAGGCGTGTGTAAGCACATGGAAGGATGGAAACTTAAAAACGGAAACAACAACAAAACCTACACAAAAAAGATTTAATATCGCTGACTATGAATGACAATATCGAGGATTACATCTTGGGGCAATTATTGTATTACCCACAAGCCCAGGCACTTTTGCCCCGCATCAAGCCCAATTGGTTTGAAGGCCCATTACACAAACATATTGTGGAACAAATGATTGAAAAGTATTTCAACAACGATCCAATTGATTACATGAGTTTGGCCAAAGGATTAACACGGGAACAAATCGCGTGGATGGTACGGATTGGTAACGATGTTTACCACGCACCGAATGTCAGTTCTTATTTACCTAAGTTAGAACAAAAATTTTTGAAAAAACAATTCATCGAGGAAATTGAAAAGTTGGATTTTGCAACCGATTTGCCCAATTTAATTGCACAGACTCAAAATGTTATTGACAATACGCAGTTCACTACCATACACGACCCCGTATCAATACACAAGGTAAGTGCCAAGGCGTTGGATAACATAACCGAGGCCATCTCCCGTGGTGTAAGCATAACGGGTAAACCAACGGGGTGGAAATCATTGGATCGGATATTAGGGGGATGGAACGCGGGTGATTTAGTTGTAATGGCTGCAAGACCAGGGATGGGAAAAACCGCATTGGCCTTATCGCTTATTTATGAGTTCGGGAAGTTGGGCGGAAAGGGTTTAATTATCAGTTTAGAAATGTCATCAGAGCAATTGGCGAAACGATACTTTTCATTATTGACAGACATAGTGAATTGGAAGATACGAAACGCCACATTAAGAGAACACGAAGTCATCAAATTATGTGAATCGGTAAACAAAAGCGATGTGGAATTTTTTGTGGATGAGGAACCAAACGCATCTATACAACAAATCAAATCAAAGGCAAAAATTCACAAGGCCAAACATGGGTTAGATTTATTGGTCATTGATTACATTCAGTTGATGAAAGGTTCTAAACAAAACCGCGAACAAGAAATCGCAGAGATATCGCGAGGACTTAAATTGTTGGCAAAGGAATTACAAATCACGGTGATTGTATTGGCCCAGTTATCACGGAAGCCAGAAGATAGGGCAGACAAACGCCCTATGTTAAGCGACATTCGCGAATCAGGGGCCATTGAACAAGATGCGGATGTGGTCATGTTTCCATTCCGACCCGCTAAATACGAACAGATGCAACCCGAAATTGAAGACGCGGAATTGATAATTGCCAAGAACCGACATGGGGAATGCAGTATAATCCCAACCACATACATCGGGAATCGCACTTTGTACAAAGAAAATATCGAACCAAAAGTTTCATCACCTTTTGAATTTTGAAATTAAAATAGTATTATTGTATCGACAAATATGAAAATGGATATAAAACAAACGGTGATTGACTTGTTAAAGCAATACACCGACTTCAAGGACAACGACAATCAACTCGTGGCGTGGTTCTGGAAACTCGAAATGGAAAAGATGGGTTACCCATCATCCAACACCCCAACTGCTCACTTCTTAAAATTAATGGCATTCGGAAGGTTAACATCCTCCGACACCATTACCCGTGTTCGCAGATTGGTGCAAGAAGAAACACCCGAATTGCGTGGTAAAAAATACGATGAACGCCAGGCCAAACAATCACAAGTTAAAAAGGATTTAGGATATTGATATGACAAACAATAAACAACAATGGGCAGTTGACAAAGCCAAAGAATTAATAGATAAAATGACTAAGCAATACGCCTTAATTGCAGTTGATGAAATAATAAATGTAACGGCAGGATTAAAAGGTTGGATAGATGGTTTTCAGTGTTGGGAAGAAGTAAAACAAGAAATAGAAAAACAATGACAAACAATAAAATAAACAAACTTAAAAACATAATTCAGGTTTACACAAACACAGAAAATATGACAAACAATAAATTGGCAGTAGAGTGGTTGGCAAAATCTTATGTGGATTTACTTACAAAATTAAACAATGAGGAAATATCACTGAAAGAATTTGAGATTCAGTATATTGAATTACTTGAACAAGCCAAAGAAATGGAGAAGCAACAAAGGTCTATCGAACTACCGAGTGATGAGGAAATAGATGAAAAAGCATTTCAAGTACCATATGATAACACGAAAGATTTTTATGATTTACAATTTATCAAAGGTGCAAAATGGATGCGTGATAAAATTAAAGGAGATGAGCAATGAAACACGAAATAGTTTACACAGACGATTATGCACTTATTGTAAGTGATGAACAAATTGAAGATGTTAGACCATTTGTAGGTAGATACCATCTTGAAAAAGGTCACATGATTTTTCAATTTCCAACTTATTGGACAGATTTGACTTATTGCAAATTAATTATTGCACACCGACCATTAAAAGATGCGCCTATTCTTAAAGGAGTCCCATTAATTAACGAACAAGGAGCGGAGCAATGACAAACAATAAACAACAGACGGCAGTGGAGTGGTTCTTAATTGAATGCGGAAAATATGGTGATACTGCACAAATTCCAGATAAAGTAATTGATGAAGCCAAAGAAATGGAAATTGCGGGAAAGGAAATGAGTTATTCCGATGGTTACAAAGAAGGTTATAAACGGTCATTGGAAATGGTAGAGTGGTACATTAAAAACTACATCCGTGGAATCGAAGACCATATTGTTGACACCAACAAAATGGTAGGAGGAGGTAACAATGGCTAAAGAATCTATATCTTCCTTTATTGAAAAGCTACTTAGTGAAGTATCTCCTGAACAAATGGAAGCTACAAGCAAACAAATGGAGCCTCTAGGTCCTAAAGCAGAAGCTCATGACTTAGTTCTATCTTTTTATTACAGCCTTCCCAATAACGGAAGTTTAAATCATGGTATTAATAGCTGTGACTCTCGTTATAAGGAAGGTGTTGTATGTGCTGGAATAGCTGCTAAGCGAATTATCTTAGCCCTAGAAGCCCACAGTTGGCAAAACAGAAATGAAATAACACACTATAAGGAAATTTTAAAAGAAATAGAACTATTATGACACCGAAAGAAAAAGCAATTGATTTAGTACATAAGTTTGATATGGAAAATGAGTACTACGAAAGAGCACAAGAATGTGCAAAAATTGCAGTTGATGAAATACTAAATGTAATTGATAATTTTGAAATGATTTATTGGGAAAATGTAAAACAAGAAATAGAAAAACTATGATACCACCTAAAGAAAAAGCATTAGAACTATTTGACAAATTTGCTCTTGGAGGTTGGGGTAAAGAGCACGCAATTACATGTGTTAATGAAATTTACTGGATGATTTCACAAATGTCATGCGACAAAACTCAAGAATTAAATTATTTACTAGATATTGAAGAAGAAATTGAAAAACTATGAGTAAAATAAAACAAACTAAAATACATATGTTAAAAACAGATGATAATGAGTTAAAAATACCAGAAGACTTATTTAACTTAATTACTCAAGGTAAACCTAACTGGAAACTAGTTAGAGAACGAGATGGTTTAGTTAATCATTCAGTAGATATCATATGGTTAGAGTTTAAAGAGGATGGTACGTTTAAAGAGAAACATGATGAGCCTGCTATAGGACGTGGATTACTTATGTCTCCATTCAATCAGTTTTTTACTTGGCAGACAACTTCTATCACAGAAATCTATGAACAGAAAGAAAACTATCTTAAATTTAAAACAGGTAATAGTGTTTATGAACTCTACAAATTAACTTAATCTATGAAAACATTTTCTTTATTTATTTTTAAACTAACTTTATTAATCTGTTTATTTTTCTTAGGATTTATAGGGCTTATAGTCAACATAGGCTACTTATTTGTAGAACTATTTGATACGTGGATTAATTCTATTTGTGGTAAAATAGAAGATAAACTTGACAAATTAAGAGTACTTTAAATTATTATGACAATAGAAACAGAATTAAAACTAGATTTACAAGGTTATACTCCTAGACAATATGCTGCTCTTATTCTAAAAGATGACTTTGGCTACAGCCATGAAAAAGCAGGAATACAACTAGGTATTAGCCGTTATGCATTCGCTACTCTTTACAAAAGAGCTAA